TATAGGAAGAACCGAACATAGCTCTCACGAGTTTTTGGAAAATAATCGAAATAAAAACAAATGAATAGGAGTTGTTACAAATGGCGAAAATTGACAAAGTGCAGGAAGTAGCTGTTGCGGATTTAAAGCCGTATGATAAGAACGCAAAGGTGCATTCGGACGAGCAGGTCGATATGATATGCAATTCGATTGAGGAATTCGGTTTCATATCGCCTTGTTTGATAGACAAGGACAACCGAATAATCGCAGGACACGGACGAGTGATGGCTGCGAAAAAACTCGGGCTGAAAAAAGTGCCTTGCGTTTATATCGAGGGCTTGACGGAGGAACAGTACAAAGCGTACATACTCGTTGACAATAAATTGACGGAACTCGGCGGTTGGGACTTTGACCTTCTGAATTCCGAGCTTGACGATATTGACCTTGATATGTCGCAATTCGGCTTTGACATTGAAACGGACAACGAAGCGGTTGACATCGTTGAGGACGAGATACCCGAAACGCCGAAAAAAGCAAAATCGAAACTCGGGCAGATTTACCAGCTCGGCGAACATCGTTTAATGTGCGGCGACTCTACCGACCCCGAAGCATTTGAGCTTCTTATGGGGGGGGAGCGAGCGGATATGGTATTTACCGACCCGCCTTACGGCGTTTCAATCGGTGATAAAAACAAAGCACTGAACGAAGTTCAGAGGAGCGGACGGTGTATAGAAAACATCGAAGGCGATACACTTGGCGAGAGCGACCTTTACGATATGCTGAAGGCGGCATTTATAAATGTTCGAGAAAACTGTAAAGAGGACGCATCGTATTATGTGACATCACCGCAAGGCGGCTCGCTTGGGCTGATGATGATGATGATGAGGGATGCAGGACTTGAAGTACGGCATGTCTTAATGTGGGAAAAGAACTCTGCGACATTCTCGCTTGGGAGGCTTGACTACGATTATCAGCACGAGCCGATGTTCTATACTTGGACGGAAAAACATCATAATTACCGAAAAGGCGAATACCGAACAACAGTATGGAAATACGATAAACCGAGAAAATGCGACCTACACCCGACAATGAAACCGATAGAACTTATCGCAAACGCTCTGCTTGACGGAACGCTTGAAGGTGACATTTGTCTTGACGCTTTCGGCGGTAGTGGAAGCACCCTTATAGCTTGTGAGCAATTAAACCGCAAATGTAGAATGATGGAACTCGACCCGAAGTATGTCGATGTAATCATTGAGCGGTGGGAAGTTTTAACGGGCAAAAAGGCGGTGCTTCTTAATGGCTAACTACAACACCTTTGTCATTATAGATTGCAAAGCAAGGACACCGATATTGACAACAAGCTCGGCTCGGAAGGCGTACAAACATCTCGAGGTCGGGAAACGGATTGAGGTATGGAATAACAATCAAATCGTTGAAAAGATACGCTTTTCAGATACCCGACAAGAGAAAAACCCGCTCGCTCCGTATATCGAGTTAGAACGGGAATATATACGAAAAAAACAAAGGAAAGCAGAAATGCGAAACAGACGAAGGAGAGAATATGGCAAAGCAAATCAACCTTGCTGAAAAAGCACAACAGATACTTGACGAAGCAGAAAAAAGCGGAGTCAAGGGTAATTTCTTTTTTGTGACAACCTTCAAACGTTATCAAGTGCAGATGAAAATCTTGAATGACCTTGAAAAAGCAATCAACGAATACGGAGCGACCGTAACAAAAGAATATGTCAAAGGCAGGCAAAACCTTGTATCAAACCCTGCAATAACGGAATACAACAAGACATCAACGGCAGCGAACGGAACAGTTGCAACGCTTATGAACATTATCAAAGGCTTTTCAAACGAAGGCAACGGCGAGGAAGGAAAACTCGAAAGGCTTTTAAATCTGACCGATGAATAATTATATTTTTGAATATTACCAGGCCATACAAGACGGCTCAATTGTAGTCGGGCAGAAAATACGGCTTTGGTATGAATTTGTAGTTAAAGGGCTTGAAAAAAAGCTCTTTTTTTATGATGCAAAAAAGGCGAAGCTTGCAATAACGTTTATTGAAAATTTCTGCCATCACCACGAAGGCGAACTTGCTCCGCAATTGGTAAAACTTGAACTATGGCAGAAAGCATTCTTGTCGGTGGTTTTCGGTTGCGTTGATAATAACGGAAACAGACAATTCCGAGAAGTAATCTTAATCGTGGCGAGGAAGAACGGCAAGACGTTATTCGCCTCGGGCATTGCCGAGTATATGACGTATCTTGATGACTACGGAGCAAGAGTATATTTTGTCGCTCCGAGGTTAGAACAGGCAAGACTTTGCTTCAATGCTTTTTGGCAATCAATATCCAAAGAGGACGAGCTTAATTCATTAACAAAAAAGAGAAGGACAGATATATACGTTGAGTCAAAGAACGCAACGGCTCAACCTTTGGCTTTCTCACAAAAGAAGTCAGACGGCTTTAATATTTCGTGTTGTATTGCGGATGAGGTCGCAGCGTGGCAGGGCAATGCCGGGCTTCGATTCTATGAAGTTATTAAATCGTCCTTCGGCTCAAGACGTCAGCCGTTATTATTATCAATCACAACGGCAAACTTTGAAAGCGGCGGTATATATGACGAGCTTATAAAAAGAGCGACATCAGTTATCAACGGAACGAGTAAGGAAACAAGACTCGCTCCGTTTATTTATGATATTGACGATCCACTGAAGTGGAACGACATCAATGAGTTAAGGAAATCAAATCCGAACTTAAATGTGTCGGTTACGGTTGACTATCTATTAGAGGAGATAGCAATAGCCGAGAATTCAATGTCGAAAAAGGCTGAATTCTTGACGAAATATTGCAACATCAAACAATCAAGCGAAGCGGCTTGGCTTAACCTCATAGACGTAAAGAAGAACTTTTCCGATAACGAGATACGGCTTGAGGATTTCACAAACTGTTATGCCGTGTCGGGATTGGACTTGTCACAGACTACGGATTTAAGCTCGGCGAATGTAATCATCGAGAAAAGCGAAAAGCTTTATGTCTTTACACATTTCTGGATGCCGACCGAGAAATTAGAGGAAGCGACCGAGCGAGACGGACTACCTTATCAGCTTTATGTTAATCAAGGTTGGCTCTCGCTTTCGGGCGAGAATTATATCGATTATCACGATATATTTGATTGGTACGCTCGGTTAATCAACGACTACAAGATATATCCGTTAGTTGTAGGCTACGACAGATATTCGGCGCAATACTTAATCGCTGATTTAAAGGCATTCGGCTACAATTGCGATGACGTTTATCAAGGCGAGAATTTGTCAGTTGTAATTGACGAGACCGAAGGGCTTATCAAAAACGGGCAATTTGACTTTGGCAATAACGACCTTATGAAACTTCACCTTGTAGACGCAGGCTTGAAGATGAACAATAACAACGGACGTAGGAAATTAATCAAGACCTTCTCAACGGGAAGGATAGACGGCACGGCTGCTTTGCTTGACGCAATGTGCGTAAGGCAGAAGTGGTATGCAGAAATAGGCGAACAGCTTAAAAATAGGGGGAAATAAGATGGGACTTTTTGACCGACTCTTCGGCAGACAGAGGCCTCTTCCAAACGCAGAATTTTTTCAGACTCTCACAGGGTATCAGCCTGTATTTTATTCGTGGAATGGTGCGTTATATGAGAGCGAAAAAATTCGTGCGGCAATAGATGCAAGAGCTCGGCATATCTCAAAATTGAAAGTTGACTTTCAAGGCTCGGCTCTGCCGACCTTAAAAACGAGGATGAAATCTGCTCCGAATGATTTTCAGACGTGGGGACAGTTTCTTTATCGATTATCTACAATCTTGGATATGCAAAACACGGCATACGTCCTTCCGATTATCCGTTACGGAGAGATGCTCGGCTATTATCCCGTGCTCCCGTCAAATACGGCAATCGTTGACTCAAACGGAACGCTATACCTTCGGTATCAGTTTTCAAACGGTCAAATCGGTGCGGTGGAATTATCGAAGTGCGGAATATTAACGAAGTTTCAGTATGACAATGACTTCTTCGGTGCATCAAATTGGGCATTGCGACCGACTATGAACTTAATCGCAATGCAAGACCAAGCAATCAACGAAGGAATTAAATCGTCGGCGACCTTCCGCTTTATGGCAACTTTGACGAATTTCAAAAATGAAGATGATTTGGCAAAGGAACAGGCAAACTTTACAAAGACGAATTTAAAGAGCGATGCGGGCGGAATGCTTTTATTCCCGAACACATACAAGGACATCAAGCAGATTAATTCGACTCCGTTTACGGTTGATGCCGAACAGATGAAGCTCATCAACGAGAATATATATAACTACTTCGGTGTCAACGAGGATGTATTACAAAACAAGGCAATGGGCGACTCACTCGATGCCTTTTTTAACGGTGCCATTGAGCCTTTTGCCATTCAGTTGTCAGATGTTATGACAATGATGACCTTCTCAAAAATTGAGCAGAGCAACGGCAACAAGGTAATGGTTACGGCAAACAGACTTCAGTATATGTCTGCGGATAAAAAAATACAGATGGCTCAACAGATGGGCGACCGAGGACTTATGACAATTAACGAAATAAGAGAGCTCTTTAACTACGCTCCGCTCCCCGATGGAGACAGGGCGACCATAAGAGGAGAATACTATTTCACAGACGAAGGAAAGGAAGAAAACAATGGTTAAACCCGAGAGAGAATACAGAAACGTTGAATTGAAAGAATTCGAACTCAAAGACGAGGGATATATCGTTGAAGGCTATGCGGCTTTATTCGATGCTCCTTATGTCTTATGGGAGGACGAGGACGGCAACAAATATAGCGAGATAATCTCAAAGGACGCATTCGGCAACACCGATTTATCGGATGTTGTCTTTCTTTTTAACCACGAAGGCAAACCTTATGCGAGATTAAAGAACGACACGCTTCAGCTTACTTTTGACGAAAAGGGAATAAAGGTAAGAGCGGACTTGTCCTCAACGGCTTCCTCAAGGGATATGTATGAGGAAATTAAGACCGGGCTTGTCGATAAAATGTCGTGGGCTTTTACCATTCGTCCAGAGGGAGACGAATTTGACCGCAAGACATTAACGAGAACTGTTAAGGACGTTAAAAAGATTTATGACGTATCGGCGGTCACTTTCCCTGCCAATCCAAACACGGAAATTTCTGCACGGAATTATTTCAACGGAGTGATTGAAGTAATGGAAGCGGAGCGACTTCAGAGGCAGAAAAAAATAAATCAAATCAAACTCAAAATCAAATTAGGAGGAAATTCTTAATGGAAATCAGAGAAATGCAGATGTCTGATATCGAGGCTCGCAAGGCTGAAATAGAGGCAATGCTCAACAACGAGGATGCCGACCTTGACACTCTCAACAAGGAAGTTGACGAGCTCAACGCAAGAGCGGCTGAAATCAAAGCAGAATGCGAAAAGAGAGACGCCCTTCTTTCCGCTATTGCTGAAAACAGAGAGGGCGTAGTTATTACAGAACAGAAAGAGGAAAAATCAATGGATAAAACTGTAGAAATCAGAAACACACCCGAATACATTAATGCTTATGCAAAGTATGTAAAGACCGGCAAGGCTGACGAGTGCAGAGCGCTTCTTACTACAAACGCTCCTGCTAACGGCACTGTACCTGTACCCGATTTCGTTTACGAGACAGTAAAGAGAGCGTGGGAACGCGAGGGCATTATGACTCTCGTTAACAGAACGAACCTCAAAGGCAACGTAAAGGTTGGCTTTGAGATTTCCGCAACAGGTGCGGTTGTTCACACCGAGGGCACAGACGCTCCCGATGAGGAACAGCTTGTACTCGGCACTGTTAACCTTGTTCCGCAGTCAATCAAGAAGTGGATTACCATTTCCGACGAAGCAATTGACCTCGGCGGAGAGGAATTCCTTACTTACATTTACGAAGAGCTCACACACAGAATTGCCAAGAAAGCTGCTGATATTGTTGTAGCAAAGATTAACGCTTCACCTGCAAGCGGAACATCAGCTCCTATTGTACCTGTCCTCAAGCAGGATATGGCACTCGGCACTGTTGTATCTGCTATCGGACTTCTTTCCGATGAGGCTTACGACATTACTCTCATTATGAATAAGTCGACTTGGGCTGACTTCCGTGCTCTTGCACTTCAGGCTAATTATCCGCTTGACATCTTTGACGAGAGACGTGTTGTATTTAACAACACAGTAAAAGCATACTCCGAAGCAGCAGAGAACGAGACCTATCTTCTTGTAGGCGACCTCGGATATGGCGTACAGGCTAACTTCCCGAACGGTAACGACATCACACTCAAGTATGATGACCTTTCACTTGCAGAGGCTGACCTTGTAAAGATTGTCGGCAGACAGTATGCCGCAATTGAGGTTGTTGCTCCGAATGCCTTTGTTAAGGTTACAAAGGACGCTTAATTTTAAGGGAGAGCTTCGGCTCTCCCATCTTTTTTGAAAAGGTGTTTTTATGTTAGACAAAGTTAAAACGGCTTTAAGAATAACAACGAATAAATTTGACGAGGAAATCTCCGACCTTATCGAGTCAGCAAAAAGCGACCTCGGTATCGTAGCGGAAAAGATTGACACAAAAGACGCATTAACACGACAGGCAATAATCACATATTGTCGGCTTCACTTCGGCTCACCCGAGGATTTCGACCGATTAAGGGAAAGTTATTGGGAGCAGAAGGCACAGTTAAGGGCAAATCCAAAGTATAAGGATGTTTCAAATGGATAAATCAAGCGTTTTATCACTTGTAAAAATCGAATATACACAGGACGAAATCGGTCAGCAGATACCGAATGAAACCCTGCGAGAAGTATTCTGCGAAGTTTCATCAATAACTCGGGCAGAATGGTTTGACGCAGGTCGAAGCGGAATGAAGCCCGAATTCCGATTTACAGTTAATCAGTACGATTATGAGGACGAGCCTGAGGTTGAATATCTCGGAAACAGATATTCAGTATATCGCACATTTATCGGGAAGAATGACGACTTGGAGCTTTATGTCGAAAGAAAGGCAGGGACTCAATGAGTTTAGGTGACGAGATTATGCAGAGCCTTTACGACTTTGCTGATACCGAATACGAAACATTGAGCTCTGCTCTCGATAATGTGGCAAAAGAAACGGTTAATCAGTTGAAGGCGACATCACCTCGCAAAAGCGGACATTATGCAAAAGGTTGGAAGGTTAAAAAGGTTAAACAGGAAGGCAGACGTTATGAGGTAATCGTCCATAACAAGACCGATTACCAATTGACACACCTTCTCGAAAACGGACACGTTAAGGTTGTATGGGGTAAACGGACAGGCGACACTGTTAAGGCAGAGCCTCATATAAAAAAGGCGGAAGAAGCCGCAATTGATAAGTTAGAAAGGGAGTTGAAAATCCGACTATGACACTTAAAGAATTCAAAGAGATGTTAGAGCAGACGAAGCTCCCTGTTACTTATTACGAATTTGAAAATAAAGTCCCTCCGTTACCTTTTCTCGTCTATTTTGAAACCGAAACGGATAACTTTGCGGCGGACGGAATTGTCTATCACGAAGTTAAAAGAATTGCAGTTGAGCTTTACATTAAGAAGCGAGACTTCACTCTTGAGCAATCAATAGAAGCACTTTTTTATCAAAATGGCATTTTTTGGCAAAAGAGTTTTCAGTATCTCGATGACGAAAAATGCTACTTTATTTTATACGAAATGGAGATTTAAAAAATGGCAAATAAAGTTAAATTCAACATCCGTGATTGTCATTATGCAACGAGAACAGTTGAAAACGGAGCGGTTACCTACGGAACACCTGTAGCACTCCCAGGCGCAGTTTCTCTCTCGCTTTCACCTTCGGGCGACCGTAGCCCCTTTTATGCTGACGGTATAGAATACTATGTCACAATCGGCAATACAGGCTATGAGGGCGACCTTGAGGTTGCGTTAATTGACGATACATTCCGTCAGACAATCCTCGGTGAAGAGACCGACACCAAAAACAATCTGTTTGAAGATGCAATGGCAGAGCCTGTACACTTCGCTCTTTCTTTTACTGTTGACGGAAACGAAGGCCCGATTAAATTCTGGTTTTATGATTGCACGGTTACAAGACCTGACCTCAACGCACAGACGAATACAGAAACGAAAGAACCGCAGACCGACACACTTTCCATTACGGCAATTCCTTGCTCGGTTAGCGGCTATGTAAGATGTAAATCCACTGCGACCACTTCCGATGCGGATTTGACTGCTTGGAACAATGCGGTAGTTGTACACGCTTGATCAATCGGGAGAGCTTCGGCTCTCCCTTTTTTGTGATAAGGAGATAAAAAATGGAAAAGACTATAAAAATCGGCGACAAAGAAGTTAGAATGAGAAGCTCGGCGGCGATACCGAGACTCTATCGAATTAAATTCAGAAAAGACATTTTTAAAGATTTAAACGCATTACAGAACATCGGAGAAGAGATGCCTTTCGAAAGCATTGAAATCTTTGAAAATTTGGCATATATAATGGCGGCACACGCTGACATAAACATAAACCCGAACGTTGAGGAATGGCTTGCACAATTCGATACAAAGGACTTCTTCAACGCCCTTACGGATATTATGTCCTTATGGAGCGAAGAAATTGAACAGACCTCCACAGAAAAAAAAGACATCGAGCAATAGATAGAGAGATTAACACGGCACTGTTTTATCTTCGTGTAGTGCAGTGCGGTGTTTCTATTGCCGACTGCGAATATCTCTCAATCGGAATGATAAATGATATGTTTATCGAATTAGGCAATGACGAATACGATTATCCGACTTTAGCAACGCAAGCGGATATTGATAGGTTGTGATTAAATGGCTGACCGTATTAAAGGTATAACAATTGAACTTAACGGAGATGCGACAGGACTCGACAAGGCTTTAAAAGGTGTTAATAACAACATCAGAAATACTGAAGCTCAACTCCGAGACGTTAACAAGCTTTTAAAACTCGATCCGAGAAATACCGAGTTATTGGCACAGAAGCAAAGGCTTTTGTCAAAAGAAATAAACGACACAAAAGAAAAATTAAAAACGCTCAAAACGGCTTCTGAACAGGCAAAAAAATCCCTTGAAATGGGAAAAATTACCCAAAGCCAATACGATGCACTTCAAAGGGAAATAATCGAGACCGAAAATAATCTTAAGAAGCTCGAAGGACAAGCCCGAGAGACGGGAAACGAGATGAAGGACTCGGGCGAGAAAGGTACAAAAGGTTTCAACGCAAAGGAATTCGGCGAGAAAGCGGCAAAAATAGGCAAAGCCTTCCTTGAAATGGCGGCGGCGGTCGGTGCGGCTCTTGTTGCAATGGGCAAGAAATTCGCTGACCTTGCAAAGCAGACGGCGGAGTACGGCGACAACGTTGACAAGATGTCACAAAAGCTCGGTATGTCTGCGGAAGCATATCAAAAATGGGATTTTGTGCTTCAGCAGAACGGTGCGTCAATTGAGAGCTTGAAAGCACCGATGAAAACCCTTGCAACGCAGGCACAGAACAATTCAAAAGCATTTGAGAAGCTCGGCATCTCGCAAGATGATTTATCCAAATTATCACAAGAAGAACTCTTTGAAAAGACAATCGGGCAGCTTCAAAAAATGGAAGCAGGCACGGAAAGAACGGCTCTCGCTTCGGAACTGTTCGGCAAGGCTTCAACAGACCTTCAGCCTCTCTTAAATCAAACGGCGGAGGAAACGGAAAACCTCAAGAAGCAAGCTGAAGAGTACGGACTTGTATTAAGTGACGAAGCGGTCAAGAATTCGGCTGAATTCAACGACTCTTTGAACTTAATGAATAAGACAATGGAAGGGCTTAAAAATCGCATTGTAAGCGAATTCTTCCCTGCTTTGACACAAATTACAGACGGACTCGCAAACGTCTTTAAAGGTGATATGGGAGGCATTGAGCAGGTCAAAAAAGGCATAAACGAATTCATTTCAAAAATGAAGGAAATGTCTCCGCAGGTCATAGAGATAGGAAAAAGCATCCTTACAGGGCTCGTCCAAATAATCAGCGAGAATATAGGCTCATTCGGAGAGGTCGGCGTACAGTTGGTCAGTGCATTGGCGACTGCACTTGTACAGGCTTTGCCGACATTGGTCACAGCAGCGGACTCTCTCTTGTCAATAACGGTTGATTTAATTCCTCAACTCCTCGATAGTATTCTTGCCGTATTGCCTGTATTGTTGGAAAAACTCGGCACAATACTTCCGCAGATAGTTGTTAAAATTATCGAGATTGTACCGATGTTAATTGATAGCCTCGTCTCAAATATACCTTTATTGATAGAAGGTGCGACTTTATTCCTTATGGGCATCGTAGAAGCCCTTCCTACTATCACAGAAGCATTGACGAATGCTTTACCGACCTTGATATCTTCATTTATCACAATGATGATATCAAATACGCCTTTGATTTTGAAGGCTGCAATTCAGCTCTTTATGGGGATTGTCAAGGCGATTCCGCAGATAGCAATTCAAGTCGGAAGGCAAATCCCGAACATCATAAGAGGTATTGTGAACGGACTCAAAAGCGGAATTTCGCAGGTCGCAAATGTAGGCAGAGACTTAATTAAAGGCTTGTGGAACGGTATCTCAAATATGGCTCAATGGATTTATTCAAAAATCAAGGGCTTTGGAGCAGGAGTCTTGAATGCTTTGAAATCATTCTTCAAAATCGGCTCTCCGTCAAGAGTTATGGCAGATGAAGTCGGTAAATGGTTAGCGGAAGGAATCGGCGTCGGATTTATTAATGATATGTCAAAGGTTACGGATAAAATGACATCGGCAATCGATATTCCCGACATTAAAAGCGAGGCATCAATGAACGCTTCAATGATTATGCCGACATCTTTAACAAATATGCTCGGTCAGTATTTGCCCTATTTGGCAAATCAAAATCAAGCAATTGTGCTCGACACAGGAGTATTGGTCGGACAGACCGCTCCGATGTACAATAAAGCCTTCGGGCGAATGATAAGGAGCGGAGTGTAATGGCTTTAACACCGACTTTTTATATAAGAGAAAAAGGCAAGGCGTGGCATCACAGTTTAGACGATTATAA